GCTTGTCGCCTCAGTCCTTCCGATACTGCTTGGTATATTCGGGAGTACTAATGGCAACATACATGGCGATGACAGGGCTTGATTACGGTGACAAGCGTGTTGAGGCTGGCGAACTTGTTTCTGACCTGCCTACAAAATCAGTCACTTGGTTGTTGGAGCAAGGCTTAATTGTTTTGTCTGATGAAAAAGTAACAGCCCCAGCCAAAGCAGAAGCAACTAAGGAGACTAAGTAATGGCTTTTATTCACGGTAAGTCTGCCCAAGTTCTCCACAACGAATTTGACCTATCTTCGTATTTCAATGATGCTTCAATCAGCCGTTCGGCAGAAACAGCCGAAACAACCTCGTTCGGCGCTACAGCAAAGTCATACATTGTTGGACTAACTGACGGCACAATTAGTCTCAGCGGCATGTTTGATGGTGCGGCAAATGCTATTGACGCTGAGATGACCGATGTTTTCGGTAGCAATGATGGTTCGGTAATTTCTATTTCACCATCGGGTTCTACGGCTATCGGTACTCGTGTGCTTTCGGCTACTGGGAAACTTACTTCTTACGAGGTATCTTCGCCAGTTGGCGATGTTGTTGCCGCAAATGCTGAGTTTCAGGCAGATGCAGGCATTGGCAATGCAGTTTCACTTCATGCTTTAGGTGCAGACACAACGAGTGCAAACAACACATCAGTTGACAACGCCGCTTCTTCTAGCAATGGTGGTTTTGGTACGCTTCATGTCACTGCCAACACCATGAATGGTAACTCTGTATTCAAAGTACAACATTCGTCTGACAACAGCACTTGGGCAGACCTAGTAACTTTCTCTACCGTTGCTACAACCGTAAAAACGGCAGAGAGAAAATCCGTAGCCAATGGCACAACGGTTAACCGATACATTCGTTCTACGCTCACAGCGTCAGGTACGGGCAGTATCACTTATCACATCAACTTCGCAAGACAAAACTAATACAGGAGTAATAAATCATGGCATTTGTACACGGTAAATCAGCGGCTTTCAAACTGGATAATGCGGCAGGCTCGCTTGTTGACTATTCGGCATATTTGGAAGACATTTCGTTCCCACGGTCAGTGGAGACAGCAGAAACGACTGCTTTTGGTTCTTCAGCCAAGTCGTACATCACTGGTCTCTCAGACGCAACCATCAGCCTTTCAGGAAAGTTTGATTCTGCATCGGATGCCACTCTTGCGGCAGTTCTTGGTCAGTCAGCAACCCTTTCCTTTGAATATGGCCCAGCAGGCTCAGGCTCAGGCTTGGTTAAGTATTCGGGTGAGGCAATCATGACTTCGTATGAAGTTAGTGCTACAGTGGGAGATGTGGTTACAGCATCAGTAGAACTTCAAGTCACGGGTGCAATTACTCGTGGTACTTTTGCCTAATCACAACCCAAACAACAACTAAAAACTAGGAGAAAAAAGTGTCCCTTCGTGACCGAATTCTACAAGCCAACGATATTGAGAGTAACATCATCACTGTTTCGCAGTGGGGAGTTGACCTTGATATCCGAACAATGACTGCTATTGAACGCAGTCGTCTTGTTTCAACATGCTCTAAGCCTGATGGAACGGTGGATATGGAAAAGATGTATCCACTTCTCTTGATTGCCGCTGTGTATGACCCTGAAACTGGCGAAAAAGTTTTCGGAAAAGAAGACATGAACTCTCTTCAAGACAAGTCTGCCGCCGCAGTTGAATTCGTTGCCCAAAAGGTAATGGAAGTATCGGGGATGAACCCGAAGGCGGTTGACGAAGAGGGAAAAGGCAACTAGAAGACCCTGAGTATCGCTACTACTTCGTTCTTGCCGAAAGGTTAGGAAGGACAGTAGAAGAATTACTCTTCGGTTCGGGTGGCACTTTACCTCTTAGTGCGGATGAACTTGTTGGTTGGGCGGCTCACGACAAGTTAACGGCATGGGAAAGAGAACAAGCGGCTAAACGGAGAAGATAGTGGCGATACAGGCAGGTGGAATTGAACTAGGACTAGGGCTTAATACCTCATCCTTCAATAAATCTATTGCCCAAGCCAACAACTCTGTTAAATCATTTGTTGGCGGTGTTACTTCCGCAGGTTCAAGCGTTGGTAACTTCTCTAAAGGATTAACTGGCGCTGGTGTTGCGGCTGGTGCGATGGGGTATTCCCTTATTCGCATGAGCAAGGCGGCTTTTCAGGTTGCGGCTGATGTTGCCGAAATGAATGTTGCCATTGATGCAGTAGGTAAATCTACTGGCATCGGTGGAGCAGCAATTAAG